GGTAATGCAGACTTAGCTGTACTATTGAGTGCAACTAAAACGGCTTCGACAAAAGAAACCCCTGCCTTACCCGTAGTTAATGCGAGTGCTCGTGGCGATTACTTCCGTAAATTAGCGGAAGACATTCGTACACAAGGAGCGCGCAACGCAGACGATCGCGTAGTCAAGGTCGCAAAAATGATTAATGCCGCCGTAGGATTACATCATTTAGGTGGTAAATAACATGGCATCCTACAAAGAAATTGCTGATGTTCTTGATTCGGTAGCTCGATATGTCGATGATATCGAGAATGAGAAAACAGCTTCATTGACTGAAGCTAAGGGTATTCGGTTAGCTAAACTCGCAGAAAGCTACGAATTAGCCACCGGTTCTAAGCTAGATCAGGGTTTACAACATAAGTTATCGTCTTTAGACCCCGATGTGCTTGATCATCTGCTAAAAGTCGCCCACAATAATAGCAATGGGAATCCGGAGTCGCTTGGTGGACCAGCGGATATCACTGATGCTCAACCGCACACGATAAAAGAAGCAGCAGCCCAAGCCGATGACCGTTTCCTCAACTGGATTGTAAGCTAGGAGATTAGAACAAGATGGCCAGCCTAACTGATAAATTTGACGTAATCCGGGGATGGGAACCTGGTGGTGATGCGAGCATCGACCAATCCCTACCACCCAAAAAGGTGCTGGGCGTTCCGGTAACGCTGTTGCCGGGTAACCTCATCGTTATCGATACTAACGGTGACGTTGATGTGGCTACCAGTCCTGCAGACGTGAGCCTCGGTACGGCAATGCCCCCGCAGGTCTACATTGTCCTCGAGGGCAATGGCCAAGACTACTCCGCTGTTTTCGTGGAGAAGGTAGTTGCGCTTCGTGGCAAGCTTACGGTTAAGACCGATAAGCTCACCCCTGCTCAAACCTTTCCCATCTCAGGTAAGGTAACCTACAGCGCCGGGTTGCTTAGCGACCATGCAGCTACCGCTACCACGCACAGCATCGGCAGCGTATTAGCCAACAACATCGCAGTTGATGGCACAATTATCGTAGAAGTAGACCTCTGAATCCTTTTAGTTTTTATAGAAAACGGAGTCGTTAAATCATGGCTGCTAGCAACTATCGTACAGAAACTGAGAAGGTCTCAGCTCAGTTCATTAACTCGAACTTCGTTCGTAAACTAGAAGAAGGTCGCATCAAGGAAGCTACGGAAGAGGGCTCGGCCTTCATTCGTACCAAGATGCGCGAAGAGGCGTTCGTTCGCGAAATCTTACCGCCGGTCCAGTTGGCGGATGATGAGATTGATCGCGACGAGAATACTGATCAGCCTAAGAAGATCGTAGAGAAAGAGCCCGATTCCGTGGCTACTTTCGTACCCTTCTACGGTACTGGTCCTCGCACACTCTTCCGTGGTCCTCGCTATGCAGTCTTCTTCGGTAAGACTGAGTCGCAGCGCTTCCGCAAGAGCAAGTTCGAGCTGATGACGTATCAGAACGACATCCGCAAGATCCTCTCGGATAACTCCGTTAAGGACATGGCGGATCAGGAAGACTCCAAATTCCTTGGTACCATCAACTCAATCCTTACTGCTGCCCCCTCGCAGGTTGTCGGCGCTGCAGGATTTAACGCGGCTGCATTCCGCGCAGGTTTCCAGAATCTTGTAGATCGGCGTATCCCGCTCGGTAAGCTTCTGATGACCAAGAAGACGTACTACGAAGCGCTGGATCTCCCCGCGACCTCCGTAGGTAACGAGGTAGCTTCGCGTCACTACGCAGAAGGTATCGAGAAGGAAGAGCGTCTGTGGGGTATCCCCGTGATCTCAACGATCAAGACGGATATTCTTACGCCGCAGGCCGGTGCGAATCACTCGGTCTACCTTTTCGCTCCTGAGAACTACCTTGGTAACTTCTTCTTGCTCCAAGATGCGACGCTGTTCATCAAGCAAGAAGCAGACATCATCTTCTTCCACAGCTACGCGGCCCCCGGTATCGGTATCGGCAACACGCGATCGGTCACCCGCATTGACATCGCCTGATAGGCGCCTCGGGTAACACCTGATTAAGGCTCGCCGCCAAAAACGGCGGGCCTTAATTTTTTTAAGGAATAAACAAATGGCAACGCTGTACTGGTTAAAAACTATACAACCCTGCAAGTTAGAACTTCGCCCTCTAACAGACTATGCGGGTCAACCTTTAATTTTCACTACACCGGGTACCAGTTTTTCACGGCGTTGTGTAACTGAAGAAGTACGCAACTCTGAGACGGTGCAACTGTACATTAAACGGCAAATGATTGCTGATGACTCAGTGATCGATACCCAGCCTGCTCGAGTAGCACCGGTTGTTAGTAAGGCTGCGCCTAAACCGACACCCGCACCCACACCAGTACCTGTGCCGACTGCTCCGCCACCTGCACCTGTAGCAGTGGTCGTAGAGATGGTAGATCAAGTTCCGGTAGCTGAAGTCCCTGTAGAGGTAACGCCGGTTGAACCTGTTGTTGAGCCTGTGGTTGAATCCGTTGTCGAGACAACCGCGCCCACCGAAGACGACAGCAACGACACTCGACGTAACAAGCGCGGCCGTAACCGTTAATCTACTAATTTAGATTAGCTATAAGAGACGCGCATTCTTAAAAGGAATGCGCGTTTTTTATTACGGCTACAAACACCAGCAACTCCCGCTATAATACGAGCACTATGGCTACTCAGAAAATTAAGTGGCTACCTAATACAGGACCCAACGTAATCGGGTACACCATTACTATTAGTGATACGGGTAAAGACGGCCCGTATACTACTCTAACGCAAGTTATGCACATGATTCCAGGCTCTAACTGGAGCAACACTGATCAATGCTTCTTCTACAACGATACCGCAGTCCCCTATAGATATTATCGATTAATTACGCTAGACCGTTATGGTAACCAGGGTATTGACGAAGCCCCTACCTCATTTAAGGCAGGTAACAACCCTGTAGAAACGCCTGCGCTACACTCTTTACCTATCAATGAAGACACCGGCGGTCCCAACACTCTGCAGTACCTCAGCCAAGGAGGTACGCCGATCAAAGATGCTAGAATTCGCATCTATAAAAAAATAGATTGGGATACTAGCAACTATGCCAATGCCATTGGGACTACAATAACCTTAGCCACAGGTGGCTGGGAAAATCCCATCTTTGTAACTCCAGGTGACACCTATACAATTGTCTTCAGTAAGCCCAATGAATTTGGCCCTGATACAGTGGAAGTGACGGTTTAATATGCCCACGATAGCTAAAAAAACAACGGATATTACTTGGAGTCCATACACCATCATTCAACACGGCTTAAGTGCTGGGCAGTTTGGAGACAACCAACCACTAGATGACGTATCTGGTGTCGGAACAGGTCCCTTCTTAGTACTTGATAACGGCGTCTGGAAGTACCCAGAACAAGCTGCGGCGGGTCGAGTTACTAATACCCCCGGTGACTCTGGCGGTCCTTTATTTTTACTAAGCTTTATGGCCAACCTTAAAGCCAATAGTGCGTGGTCACTACACGCTACCAACACGAACAATACGACTAACACCCCGTATCCGTCTGGGGACGCCCCACTGTACAGTGAAGAAGATATCATCGTAGACTCCGGGACGGATCAACACATTAGTAAATCCTATAACGTGAGTCAGGGTGTTGACAGAGGCTTTATCCTACTACCGACGCAGCGTCTTTATCTGGTCACCGCCGCAGCTGGTGCTGGAGCCCGTATCCGCTTTGGATTCTCTCGCGTAAACAGGATGTAAAATAAATGCCGGTTGTTGCTACACCTGCTACTCCCATTATTCTAACCGTTGATCAAGTTCGACGGTTTATGCGGGATATCCCTAGCAAGAATATCTTGCTAGATACAGTGGAGTTTGACCAAGACGATATCAATCAGGGCATCGAAATGGTGACCTCTGCGTATAACGTAATTACTCCTATAAGTAATATCAGCTCACAAAGCTGGCCTTCTAATAGTCAATATCTGCTACTCCTTGGTGTTGCTTGGTACTTAATAAAAAGCTGCGCCTTTTTACAATTACGTAACCAAGCAACCTACCAAGACGGTGATATTGCACCCATAGGTATTGATGACAAATTCGGTCTCTATATGCAGCTTTGGCAGACACTTAAAGCTGAGTGGGACCAACTCGTCAAAGAATCTAAAGTCCAGCTTAACCTTGAATCCATGTACGGTGACCTGAGCTCAGGCTATCGGAATGTCAGTCGTTACCACCATAGGTAATTATGTCCCAGCTTTTAAAATTCGCCTATCTAAATGGCGCTCGTGCGGCCCATCTAAAGTTAGGCACCGCAGCAGGACCTATTAACTATGCCGAAGTGGAATGCCCCTCTACGGGGGAATCCCCCCAAGACACTACGCACGATCGGTATAGTCAGTATCAATTCAAAGGTCTAGACGAGCATAACAGCGTATCCGAACTCCCTACCGCCAAAAATGCCGACTATATTCGAGGCGATCTAGATAAAATTAAGCCGCAAAAGGCTGAGATACAGCGCAGCAATATCGAGCGCGCCTTTAGCACCAACGAAGATATTGGAGAAGAGTACGGCCAGGGTGATCCTGGATATACGCAACCACACGGTGGCGATAAGACCGCCGCAGCCAGTGCATTTGGCGGTGTCAAAGGTATCAACAGCACTGTTCCGGGAACCCCTAGTATACCAGGAGGTAGTTCCTCTATTAATAAGAGTCCTACCGCACCTATAGCTAATCTTAATGACGACTCTAACGCTACAGCCTCCATGGGATCTCGTAACTCAAAGGCAATGTCACAACCTGCCTCCGTCCTACCTAATACTCTCCCTAGCATTGCAGCTCCACGCCCTGTAGCTCCCATGGCAGCTATGGCACACATGCCCACAGCAGCACGGTCTCCGGGGATGTGATTAATGTCTCTCTACTACGTACGTAAGGGTCAACAAGCTGCTCTAGAAAAACTAGGCTTCTTGGCACCGCTACGTTCGTACTCTATGGGGACGAATGAAAATCCACGCGGCGTACCAACACGTACTAATGAAGATCCTAAAACCCAAGTAAATACGGGTTTTGATACCTTTGACAGTGCACTAAACCGCGACTCCGCCATGGAGAGTTCTCAGTTCTCTGTAGGTAGTGGACAGAGTACTACGAATAAAGAGGGTCAGCTTCAAGACCGTATGGTCTTTCGTAATCTACAAATTAGCATAGAGAATAAAGCAGGGAGTTTTCGTGAATGGTACGACCCTAACAATGATGAACACGGTAAAACCAAAATGCTTTATCCATACGGGTATATCCGTATGTCCGAGGGTATGGATGGTGATCACGTTGATTGTTTTATAGGGCCTAACGAGAAGGCAGAGAATGTCTACGTCATTACCACTAACAAAGC